ATCTGGCAATTGTGATATTGACGGAACTACAAATTTAGATGCAGTTGATATTGATGGTGCAGTGCAATTAGATGCAACATTAACAATTGGCGCAGATGATCAAGGATACGATGTCATACTTTACGGAGATACAGCTTCAGCTAATATTACTTGGGACACATCAGCAGATGATTTAATTTTTAATGGTGCTGCAGGTCTTATTGTGCCAGATGGTCAACTTACATTAGGAAGCACAGCTGTTAGTTCAACAGCTGCAGAACTAAATATAGTTGATGGTGGAACATCTGCTACATCTACGACTTTAGCTGATGCTGATAGATTCGTGGTTAATGACAATGGAACCATGGTTCAAGTTGCAGCATCAGATTTAATAACATATGTAAACGCTAATTCTAGCGCTGCATCAACAGGAAAAGCTATTGCAATGGCGTTAGTTTTTGGATAAAAGGAGTAGATTATGGCAATACCAAATATAGTAAACGTAGCAACAATTCACGCAGAAACAATTGTTGGTGATCTTACAACAACTTTAACTACAACTTTAGTTACTGGTGAAGCTGAACACGTGTACAAAATAAATGTGTTTAGAGTTACTAATGTAACAGACAACGACGCAACATGTACAATAGATATTGAAAAAGGTGGAACACATAAAAAAATAGCTAACGAAGTTACAGTTCCAGCTAATTCAGCTGTTGACATCATAGACAAAGGCAATTCATTTTATTTAGAAGAAACAGATCTAATTAGAGGTGGCGCTTCTGCAGGTTCAACATTAGAATTTGTAACATCATACGAAGCATTAGCTGATTAAAGGATTAAACTATGGGAAATAGTTATCCAGATAGATATAACAGCAGAGGCATTTGGAAGATAAACGAAATTTCTAGAAACTTACAAACAAATAAAAATTTTCCAAGAGGACACTCACGTATGTGTCAAATAGGAGGACAAACTCCTACTTATGTAAATACAATAAGTTATATTACAATGGAAACAACTGGTGATGCAACTGATTTTGGTGATATGACAACTGCAACTATTGAAGTTGCTGGAGTTGGAAATGCTACAAGAGGAATTTATGGTGGTGGTAGAGATGGTAGTTCTCCGCATATAGATGTTATAGAACATTTTACTTTTATGACTACTGGTAACGCTGCAGACTTTGGAAATTTATCAGTAAATCGACAAAGAGCTACTTCACATAATAGTGATACAAGAGGTTTATTTGCTGGAGGATCTAATGCTTCTGGTAATTTAAATGTAATAGATTTTGTTACAATTGCAAATACGGGTAACGCTACAGATTTTGGAGATTTAACTGCTGCAACAGTATCTGCCTCAGCAGGTGGAAGTAGCACAAGAGCAGTTTTTATGGGTGGCTTTGGACCTTCTCCTTATGGAGATGTGATACAGTTTACTGAAATAGCCTCTACAGGTAATGCAGTTGATTTTGGAGATTTGACAAGAGGTTGTCGTCCAACAAATAATGGTACATCTAATAGAACACTTGCTGCAGTTTTGGGAGCAGAAATTAGTGGTGGATCAGATGACATTATAGATTTTATAACTATTGCTTCAACAGGTAATGCTACAGATTTTGGAGATATGTTAGCTGCTGTATACGCTAGTGGTTGTGCTTCTAATTCTACAAGAGGTATTGCAATGGCAGGATTATCTGGCGGTCAAAGTAATGTAATTCAATTTATTACGTGGGCTTCAAGAGGTAATGCTGTTGATTTTGGAGATGATACTGCAGCTCATCATAGAAATGGCGCTTGTTCAAATGCTGGTGGAGGACTTGATCTTACAGCTTAAATAAAGTATACATAATTTGTGAAAGACATATTTTTCCTACATGGATTGCCAAGAGCAGGTAATACTTTATTTGGTTCTATTATGAATCAAAATCCTGATGTTGGTGTATCTGCTAATAGCATTTGTGCTGATATGATGGGTGAATTACATATGCTCAAACATACAGATATATTTAAAAATTATCCAGATCATAAATCCTTTGATAATGTAGCAAAGAAAGTATTTGAAAATTATTATAAAGATTGGAACTATAGTTATATTATAGATAGAGCACCTTGGGGATATCCTATTAATTTAAAATTTTTAAAAGAAACAAAATCTAATATAAAAATTATAGTTCTTGTTAGGGATGTTATAGAAGTACTAGGTTCGTTTATTGCATGGTCAGAAAGAGAACCAACATCTTTTGTAAATCAACATGCAGCTAAAACTAGAGAAGAAAAATGTGAAATGTTAATGAACAAAGATGGAGTAATAGTAAAAGAATTAATAGGTATAAAACATTTGTTAGATCATCAACCTAAAGAAATATATCATATAGTAAAATTTAATGACCTTGTAAAAAATATAAAAAATACCATAAATAATGTGTATGATTTTTTAGGCATACCAAAATTTAAACATGACTTTAATAATATAAGTCAATTTAAAGTAAACAATATGAGCTACGACGATACCATAGTTGGAGAAGGGTTGCACACATTGCAAACTGGTGCTATAAGTAATTATAAAGAAAAGTATGATGCCTATAGTATTATACCTAAGAGTATCATTGAAAAATATAAACAATGCAATTTCTGGGAGGAAATATAAATGTCAAGTAAAGACTTAGTAATACAAAAAATATCAAACTCACCAATGGTGAAGAAAGAATACAAAGTTATGTTAGAAAATATTAATAAAACTTTGCCAGCGATAAAACAATCAAGTTCTAATTTTTATAAATCACACTCACAATTTATGGGGGTTATGCTAGATGTTACAGCGATTACACCTATAAGGTCAGTAAAACATACATTAGCTGAAATAGATAAAACTAGAATGGCTTTAGAAGAAGCTCATCTTAAAATGATGAAAAAAGAAATAGAACTTAAAGAGAAAGAAAAACAGTTAGCGGATGGAGATTATAAAAACGAATTTGAAAGAGATCGTTTAGAAGTGGAAATATTAGAGATTAAAGTAAATATGTCTAATATACAAAATTCTATATCTGGAGCCATTAGAAAAATGAACTTTTTTACTAATCAATATAAAAGCATCCTTAAAAAACTAGGTAAAGAAGATATCACGGAAGAAGAGTATGAGAAAGAAGAAGCTAATTATCATGTTATGACTTGTATGAAACAAGCTTTAAATGCAGCTAGAGCAAGGGGTGGAGTTATTGACGAAGGGAACTTGATTTATCTCTTCGATATGGGTATAAACAGTGCACAGGCACAAGCTGAAATTTATGCATATCTTAAAATGGAAAATGATATGATGGAAAAAGGTAAAGCGCCTACACACGAAATGACTATGCAATGGTTAGAAGCGTGCGCAGCTAAATTTTCACAAGATGCAAATAAGTTTGCAGAACGTAGAGGATTTAAGCTATACGATGAAGAGTCGCTTAATACTAAACTAATAGATAATAAGGATAAAACAAATGGCAAATAAAATAATAAAATATAATCTAGAAGCTAATGGAACTATTCCAACTTATATAGCTGACGGTGGTTATTATCCAAAAGCTAATGGTGGGTCTTCACCTCAAGACTGGGATTTAATTGGTGCAACTGTTGATGGATCAAGTGAAACTGGATTAGGTGAACTTGCTAATAAAGCAGCTGTAAAATCTTATTTAGATACTTACACATCTGATTGGAAAGAACTTGATAGAGAAGGCAATGAAACAGATTTTGATCAAGACGCAGCAGCTACTCATATTTGGAATAAAAAAGTAAGTTAAGGAATTTAAATGGCGAACTACCCGCAACTCGATGACTGTTCGGGCGTATGGACTTTGAAAGAAGTCAATGACGCTGTTATGGGTGGCTATTGGCGTAATGTAGGATTAAAAGGTATTGTAGCTGGTGGAACAACAGACAACAATACTCCTATAAATACCATACAACAAATTAGTATGGGCTCAACTGGTGATGCATCAGATTTTGGTGACTTAACTGAAAATAAAAAATTAGCTACATTTTTTTCTTCTATTAATAGAGGTGTGGCTGCTGGTGGTGAAAATCCAAGCACTTCAAATGTTGTTTGTTATTTTCAATTTGCCTCTGCAGGAAACGCTGCAGATTTTGGAGATTTAATAAGTGCTCAAAGAATGCTTGGTAGTTGTTCTAATAGCACAAGAGGTTTAACTGCAGGTGGTGATTCCCCTGGTGATATAAATATTATTAATTATGTAACAATTGCATCTACAGGAAATCAATTAGATTTTGGAGATTTAACTGTAGCAAGAGATAGTCTTTCTGGTTTGTCTAGCCCAACTAGAGGAGTTTTCGCTGGAGGAGAACCTGCAAACGCTGTTATAGATTTTGTAACTTTAGCTACCACAGGTAATGCAACTGACTTTGGAGATTTAACAACTGCTTCATCTCTTCAAAATGGAAATTCTGGAGCTTCTAGTAGTACAATAGGTATTTTTGGTCAAGGTTCTGCAATTAATATGGATAAGATTATAATAGCCTCTCAGGGTAATGCAATAGATTATGGTGATTTGTCTGTATCTCGTAATAATGTTTCTGCAATGTCAAATTCTCATAAAGCCATATTTGCTGGTGGTAATAATTCAAGTGCTTCTGATGTTATGGATTTTGTTCAAATTAACGTTGGAGGAACAGCAACTGATTTTGGAGATTTAGCAACTGGTGTAAATAGACATATGGGTGGATCACAAGCTCACGGTGGTTTAAATGACGGGTATCAAGGAACGAGACCAGCACCTATAGGAAATACAGGGAGAGCATTATTTGGTGGGGGTTATGTACCTGGAGAATCTGATACCATACAAGAAATACATATTCCAACTTTAGGAAACGCTAGTGATTTTGGAAACCTTACAACATCAAATGCTCTTGCTTACCGTGGAGGCTCTTCTAGCACTCGTGCACTTAAAGCTGGAGGATACGATGGTGGAAATACAGATTTAGTAGAATCAATAGAATTTGCCTCAAGAGGTAATGCCGCTGATTTTGGTAATTTATCAAGTGCAAGAACACAGCCAGCAACAACTTCATCTAGTACAAGAGCAATAACAATTGGTGGAAGTAACGTAAATACCATAGACTATTTTACAATAGCTTCAGCAGGTAATGCAACTGATTTTGGAGATTCTACGACAACTAAAAGAAACATGTGTGGACCTGTATCAAATGGCACAAGAGGAACTATTGGAGGTGGTAATGATGGATCTGCAAGGACTAATATTATAGATTATGTAACTATTGCTTCAACTGGAGACGCTACAGATTTTGGAGATTTAACACAAGCTAGAACACGAGTAGGCGCTTGTGAAAGTGCTACAAGAGGTGTTTGGATGGGAGGTCTTGATGGTGACAGTACTTTTAATATTATGGATTATGTTACTATGGCATCTACTGGAGACGCTACAGATTTTGGAGATCTAACTGCTGTTAGAAGAGATGTGGCAGGTGCCTCTTCACCTACAAGAGGAATAGGAGCCGCTGGGAAAACCCCAAGTAATACTAATATTATAGAATATATTACTATTGCATCAACAGGAAATGCTGCAGATTTTGGTGATATGTTATCAGCAATGTATGGAACCTCTAGTCATTCTGATTCTCATGGAGGATTACAAGGATAATGGCTATTTGGGATATTAAAGAACGATATAAATTAAATAGAGATTTTAGCATTACTGGTGTGGCTGCAAAATGTATGTGGGGCGGAGGAAATACAGGTTCAACAACAAATGTAATTGATGAAGTTAATCCAGTTACAACAGGAGATGCAACTGATTTTGGAGATTTAGTAGCTGCTCGTGAATACCTAGGTGGTGCAGGTAATAAAATTAAAGGTATTTTTGGTGGTGGTGATGGAGTATCAAATGTAATACAATCTTTTAATTTTAATTCTAAAGGAAATTGTAGTGATTTTGGTAACTTAACTCAAGCTAGACAAGGTGTTGCGGCTTGTGGTAATGAACTTACAGCAGTATTTGGTGGTGGGGATAGTCACCCATCTTATTATAATGTAATAGATCAAGTTTTTTATGCAACGACAGGTAATGCAATAGATTTTGGAGACTTACAAGCTGGTGAAAGTTTTGTAGCAGCATCTTCTAGTCCAACAAGAGGTGTATGGTTTGGTGGTAATGATGGTTCAGATGCAGATGCAACGGCACATTTTATAACATTTGCATCAAAAGGTAATGCTTCAGACTTTGGCGATATGTCAGCTGCAAAAAATCAAAATACTGCTTCTGGTAATAATACTAAAGCTGTAATTACAAATGGACAAACAACATTGGGAAATGGTTCGTACGAAGAGTGTGTAATTGCAACAACAGGAAGTTTTACTGATTATGATGACTTAACTGTTGGAAGATTTTTTGAACAAGGTGCTAGTAATCAAATAAAAGGTTTACATGGAGGTGGTGCTAACCCAAGTGTTTCAAACATAATTGATTTTACAATTTTTTCTACAAGCGGTGATTTTACAGATTTTGGAGATCTAAGTGTTGCTAGAAAATCTACAAGCGGTATTGGTAATGACGAAGGTGGAATAGGAGATGATAATTTAATACAACGCCCATCAGTAAATTATATGCCTGGATCAGGAAGAGGTCTTTATATAAGTGGCGAAGCTAGTTCTTCTCCATATGAATCAGAAATAATTGATATGATAACAATATCAACTCTTGGTAACGCTTCTGATTTTGGAGATCCTCATGCTTCAGCGTATGGTTCGCAAGGTGCTTCAAGTGTTACTCGAGGTTTAAAAGGGGGAGGTTATAATGGTGGTGCTTCAAATATAATTGAATCAGTAGAATTTGCAAGCAGAGGAAATGGTGCAGATTTTGGAGATTTAACGGTAGGTAGATTTTATATAGGAACAGGTTCAAATAGCACTAGAGCAATTTTTGCGGGAGGTAGCACGCCTACAAGACAAAATGTTATTGATCATGCTACTATAACCACAACAGGTAACGCTTCTGATTTTGGAGATACAACAGTTACAAGAGATGGAGCTGTAACTTCTGTATCATCACCTACAAGAGTAGTTATTGGAGGGGGAAGCACTGGTAGTCTTTCAGATGTTATTGATTATGTTACTACTGCTTCAACAGGTGACGCACAAGATTTTGGAGATTTAACAGTTGCTAGAAATCATGTTACAGGAACTTCAACTTCTGTTCGTGGTGTTTTTGCAGGTGGAGTTGCTCCAGCTAAATCTAATGTCATAGATTATATAACAATAGCTTCAACAGGTGACGCACAGGATTTTGGAGATTTAACTGCTGTAGGACAATCAGCGGCAGGTATTTCTAATAATACAAGAGGAGTATTTGCAGGCAGAGGAAATCACCCAGCTGCAAGTTATCAAAATATTATAGATTATGTTACAATTGGTTCAACAGGTGACGCTGCTGATTTTGGAGATTTGACTACAAGTAGGCATAGAATTGCTGGGGTTTCAGATTCACATGGCGGTTTACAAAGTTAAAAAAATATAGTATAATCCTATATATGAAAGAAGAATTATTACAATTATTTCCAACGCCTTTATTTATTACAAAATATGAAAGTGATTTAAGTAAAGAAATAAAGTACGTAGACAATTTACCTTATAAAGAACAAAAACAAAATGCTAACTTTAAATCTCAAGATAGTTATTTAATGGAAATAGAAGAATTAAAAAGTATAAAAAATTTTTTTTATGAAAGTTTAAATAAGTTTACTAAAAATGTATTTCAATCAGAACAAAGATTAGTGATTACTCAATGCTGGGCTAATAAAAATCCACCAGGATCAAAGCATCACGAACACGTGCATCCTAATAGTATTTTAAGTGGAGTATTTTATTTAAGACAAAATAAGACATTACCTCCAATACAATTTTCTAAATCAATACAATACGCTATGAAATTAGATCCTAAGAAATATAATAGTTTAAATTCAGAAACATTTTTATTACCTTGTGACACTGGAGAATTATTAATATTTCCATCTAATTTAAAACATAGTGTGCCAACTAACTTAGGAAAAGAAACAAGATTAAGTATGTCTTTTAACACTTTTAGTGTTGATACATTAGGAAGTGAAGAAAGTTTAACCCATCTAGATATAAGGAGAATAATGAATGAGCATAATTGAAGATTATATATACGTAGAAAATCATATACCAGCAGAGCTATGTAAATCATTAATAGATGAATGTAATAAAAAAGAATGGAAAAAACATACTTGGAATAATTATGCTACAGGTACATTTGAGTCAGAAGAGACAAAAGAATTGGATGTAATGCCTTGTACACAAGAACAGCAAAATAAAATTACACCTTATCTTGTTAAAGCACTAGAAGAATATCAAATAAAACATAGCGTACCAGGAGACAAAACTCAAGGACCATGGCTTACAAAATTTAGTCCAATACGATTTAATCGATACGTTGTAGGCACTATGATGAGAAAACATTATGACCATATTCACAGTATATTTGATGGTAAAATGAAAGGTGTGCCTATAGTATCTATTGTAGCAAATCTTAATGAAGACTACGAAGGATCAGAATTCTATTGCAGAGGTAAAGAAATTAAGTTAAAAACAGGTGATATACTTTTATTTCCGTCTAATTTTATGTATCCACATGAAGTAAAAGAAGCAACTAAAGGCACTAGATATTCATTTGTAAGCTGGGCCTTTTAGTAATATAAAGGGTTATATGTTACAGAAGGTACAATTTGCACCAGGATTTAATAAACAAGTCACAGCCACAGGCGGTGAAGGACAATGGGTTGCTGGTGATAATGTTAGATTTAGATATGGTACACCTGAAAAAATAGGTGGTTGGGCACAATTAGGTTCTATTGAATTAACAGGTCGTAACACAGCTATTCATCATTTTGTTAATGCATCAGGTATTAAATACGCTGCATTAGGAACTAATAGAATTTTATATGCATATTCTGGTGGTATCTTTTATGACATACACCCTATTAAAACTACAACAACTTTAACAAACGCATTTTCTACAACTAATGGATCAGCAGTTGTAACAGTAACTTTTGCATCAGCACATAATATGAATGCAGGAGACATTATTTTGTGTGATAACTTTACATCTATTACTAATTCTAATTTTGGATCTGGTGATTTTGACGATGTTAAATTTATGGTAACTAGTATTCCAAGTGATACAACTTTAACAATTACTATGTCATCTAATGAGTCTGGATCAGGTGCATCAACATCTGGTGGTATTAGAGTTAAACATTATTATCCTGTAGGACCTGCAGTTGAAACAGCATCTACTGGTTGGGGTCTTGGATCGTGGGGTGGTGTAAAACAAGGACAATTTACATCAACATTATCTGCAGACATTAATGCTAGTGCAACTAGTTTAACTATGGCAAGTTCAACTTCTTTTGCATCATCAGGAACTGTTATTATAGATTCAGAATTAATTACATACACATCAAATAGTGGTGGAACATTATCAGGATTAACTAGAGGTGCTAATGGTACAACAGCTGCATCACACTCAAGTGGTGATACAGTAACCGATGCATCTAATTATTTTGCATGGAACGCTGCAGCATCAGGAGACATTGTAACAGCACCAGGTTTATGGTCA